ACCTATTGTAGGCTAAAATTATCACAGATAGATATCAAGATTATCCATCGAAAAATTATCTCCATCAAATTCAACCATACCTCTATCGGCATACTTAGCAATATGAATTCCAAACCTACACTTACCAGGTTTGTACTGATGTCTCTTTCTGATATAATCCCAAGTAGGGATACTATCAAATATTTTGTTCAAAGGCATCTGAAACTTTCTGACAAATTTTGTCAATTTCTTTCGAGCTTCCAAATCCTTCATACAACGAGTAACGTATTCACGCATATCCTCAACCCCAACCTCAACACAAATTCGTTCAAGGAAAGAATTAATTATAGAAAAATGCACAGGATTCGTAGCCGTAGTATCCCACAAATGACCAATTGAAGATAACACATAATCAATTGGAAGTTGATTAGTGTTACAAAATAATCGAAGAACTGCTTCAGTCATTTTCTTGTAAGGAAGAACAATTGCTTCACCTTCACGGGGATTGTCATTCTTAATAAAGTATCGCTTCAAAAACTTTGGGCCTTCATATTTTAATTCCCCAGTTCGATAATTTGGGATAGAAAGGAAGCTATCATACTCACGACCATCACGAAGAATACATCTACAATACTCACGAAGAAAGTTTGTCCAACCACGTACATTAATAACGCCACGAAGAATTGTCGGACAACACCAAATATGATCATCTCCATAAACAACTATAAATATAAAACCTAAAAATATAAACTTATCTATAATTGGAACCAGATGCGGATTCTTTTCCTTGACATGCTCCATATAGAGCCACCAAAACAATGCAAGAATCCAACTATCTCCATGAGAAGTATTCAAATCACCAGAAGGCATAACGCCACGCATAAATCTAAAAAGCCCATTTAAATGCAGAACTATCTTATTAGAAATATGATAAGAAAGATCACGTAACAATCTTTCAAATAACTTAAGTTTTACTTCAGAAAAAGAATTAATATCATAATATCGACGACAAAATAAAATATAGAGTGAAAGAAAACGATCTAAAATTGACTTATCGAATTTATCTATATCACCAGTACCCCAAAACATATCTGGAATATTGTAATTCAATTTTAGAGCTAACTCATAAGCACCACCATAAAAAGGAGTATAACCAATATATATATTATTACCTGTTTCAATCTTCATGCGATCAGAAAACATTATTGCCAAAAAAAGTTCGGACATTGAAGGAATAAAAAACTCCCTCATACTATTCTGAGCTTTAATCAAATCAATTCCTATCTTATCAAAAGGAAATTTAAATTCTTGTTTTCCACGCATTACTGCTATTGGTGTAAGATGCATAGGATTATCTGTAGTAGCAGCATGAACATATTCATGAAACTCTTTAATCGCTGCAATAACTAGAAACAATTTCTTTCCAGAATCTTTAAATTCATAATTCTTTACTCCAGCAGATTCAGGACGTTCCATATTAAATACTCCACCACCCGTTTCAACACGGACACGGTCTAGTATTTTAATTGGACTATAAGTAAAATCTAGTTTTGCAAGCATCTTATCAGCCCCTATATGAAAGAAATGACTCTTCAAAGCATTTGGAAGATACTTATCTATCGCACCGGAATTTTCGCCCCGATAAGTCGTATCTTTATCATACTGAGCATATTGATCAACCAATTTCTTAGCATCAATATGATTAGTAGTATAAAAGACTTTACGGCACTGAATTCCATTCACTTCAAAGAGATCATAAATCATACTCTTCCACGACATCTGTTCATAACAGAGCCACTGAAGAGATGGCACTTTACTCTTTATTTCATTACCTTGTCTATCAATAACATTCTTAGTAGGAATACGATCAACTATACCTCTAATATAATCATCATACAGATGTTGTATTATAGGAATCAAATCTTCATCCGGCATAACATTAGTTTCCATAGGTCTATTCTTATGAGAAGTAATTGGCTTAATCGGTATCTGAGACACACCGGTATAATACTCATAGAGAAACGCAGATCTTTGTGATTCATTAAAATCAATATATTTCTTAATCTCAGTATCAAACATATAATATGATCCGACTATATTCGAATATATCGAACGCCACATATGCTCGTTACTTTCATAATCACAACGACAAACTTCTATTTCACTAATTTTCCCAACAAGTTCAGGAGCAATAGGTATAAGTAATACCCCGCATCCATTACCTTTATGCTTAAGACAAGACACATTCTTAACTTGCATCCTGTCAGTACCTTTATTTCGATAAAATAAATACTGTAATATAGGTCTTTTTGGAAATCTCAATTTTTCGAATAGATGTGATAATG